GTTAGCACCTGAATAATTTCTGGTGTTGGAATTCCTATACCTATGACTGACACCATTCGTTCGTTTAAACTCGCTAATTCATTCCTGGAGAAGTATAAGGGACAACAACCAGAGTGGGGGCCAGTGGGTTATGTAACCTACAAGAGAACATATGCTCGTGAGATGGAGGAAGGTGGTTTAGAGGAATTCTGGAACACGTGTCAGAGAGTTGTTGATGGTTGCTACAACGTTCAGAAAGAGCACTGCCGTACCTTGAGACTACCTTGGGATAACGCCAAGGCTCAGAAGAGTGCACAGGAGATGTTCACACGCATGTGGGAGTTCAAGTGGCTCCCACCTGGCCGTGGTCTATGGATGATGGGCGCTAAGCACGTTGACAAAGTAGGCAGTGCTGCTTTGAATAACTGCGGGTTCGTATCTACTGTGGGTATCAAAGAGGATCTCGCAGACCCATTCGTCTGGATGATGGACATGCTCATGTTAGGTGTGGGTGTAGGTTTTGATACGAAAGGTGCTGGTTTGGTCAAGATCCAGGATCCTAAGTACACAGACGAGACTCACGTCGTTGAAGACACCAGGGAGGGTTGGGTGTCTTTGTTACGTGCCAACATTCTTCCATACGCGGGCAAAGGAAGCCTTCCAACTAACATAGACGTTAGCAAGGTACGTCCAGCAGGTGTACCGATTCAAGGTTTTGGTGGCACAGCGTCTGGACCTGAACCTTTGACTGATTTGATCCAGAGTGTGCGTAAGATCTTCAATAATCAGATTGGTGAGTCTATTACATCTACAGACATTGTAGACATCTGTAACCTCATCGGTCGCTGTGTTGTGGCTGGTAACGTACGCCGCAGTGCAGAGATTGCTTTTGGTGACCCAGATGACGAAGCCTTCAGGGACCTCAAGAATCCCGAGGTGGCAGGAGATGCTCTAGATCATCATCGTTGGGCTTCCAATAACTCTATCTTTGCCACAGTCGGGATGGATTACTCTGAAGTTGCTGCGCAAACAGCAGTCAACGGTGAACCTGGCTACGAGTGGTTAGATAACGCTCGCGCGTACGGTCGCATGGGTAGGGAACCAGATCACAAGGATAGAAGGGTTGCAGGTGCAAATCCTTGTAATGAACAATCGTTGGAGGATAGAGAGCTGTGTTGCTTGGTAGAAACCTTCCCAAGTCGTCATGCGACGTACAAAGACTATGAAAAAACCTTGAAGTATGCGTACTTGTATGCTAAGAGTGTAACACTGGTTCCTACTCATGATGAGAGGACAAACGCCGTGATGCAGGCTAATCGTCGCATCGGTGCATCTATGAGTGGTATCGTGCAGGCTATGCAACGTCATGGCACACGAGAATTTCTGAAGTGGTGTGATAATGGATATGACTACCTTAGGGAACTGGATCAGATCTATGCAGACTGGCTCTGTATCAGAACGAGCATCAAAATTACTTCCGTTAAGCCTAGTGGTACTGTGTCTCTGTTGCCTGGGGTTAGCCCTGGGATTCATTACCCACACGCCCATTACTATATACGCCGTATTCGTTTCCAGTCTAGTTCTCATCTTACTGATATTCTTAGGGCTCATGGTTACACTGTTGAGCCTGACCACTATTCTCCTAACACTGTATGTATTGAGTTTCCTATTCGTGAAGATTACTTCGATAGGTCGAAGGACGACGTAAGTATGTGGGAGCAGCTGGAGCTGGCAGCTCAGATGCAGCAGTATTGGGTGGATAATCAAGTGTCTGTCACAGTCACTTTCAAGCCTGAGGAAGCCTCAGCCATCAAGAAGGCTTTGGAGCTATATGAGACCCGTCTTAAGGGTGTGTCTTTTCTACCTCTTACGGATCATGGCTACGTTCAAGCACCAATGGAAACCATCACGGAAGAACAGTATTACGATATGGTTGCCAAATTAACCCCAATTGCTAGTTTGGATAAGGCTGAGCACGAGAAAACTGAGAGATTCTGTACAAACGATACATGTCTGATTTAGTGCAAATATTTCTGCATTGCAGATTAAGTGATATTTTGGTACAATAGTACTTAGTGTCATCTCTGGAGAATTATCATGGCAAACAAGCCTTTGAACATAAATGACAACGCCAGGAAGCTTGCTGCCCAAGGGCCTGGCCAATCCCACGTAAATGTTTCTTTTGAATCAGATTCAGTATCTGTTGCAATTGGTGAAGCCCTAGACGTTGCAGGCGTCTCCCATGTCTTTGCTTTTGGTGGCGGTGCTGTCACTTGTCACGATACACCAAGCGGCACTCCTGTGGCTCTTGAGGATATTACAGGTGCTGTTGTGGCTGTAACTACGGCTCGACTCATTGACGTACGCGGAGTTCGGTTCATTGAGTTCGCAGCTTCAAGTGTTGTAGTTTACACAGGATAAGACCGTGTCTGCAGAGTCAGACTACATAAGGGCACGTCTGGATGACGTTCTAAAAGGGCAGGATCTTTTAGCACAGAAGCTAGACAGTATGCGTGATGAACAAGTCACACAGCGTGCTGAGATTACTGCTAACAATCAGAAACTAGCTGAGCATGATAAACTGCTTGTGTTGGGAAACGGACAAAAGTCCTTGACAGTTCAGGTTGCACAGGCTAATACAAGATTGGACGATGTTGAAAACGACGTCAAAGCTGTTAAAAAAGGTAGCAAACTACCTAAGATAGACTCCTCGAAAGAGAAAGCAAAGCTCTGGACAGCCGTTGTCACGGTACTAGGTTTGGTGCTTAGTCAGATTTCGATGTGGTTTTTTGGGGTACCAGGTAAGTAATCTACTTGACAAATAGCTATTACGATTATATGATCATACTCGCTATTTGTAATAAAATCATGTAGTTAAGAGCAAAAGGGTTTAATTTATGTTTATAGACCTTACTGAAAAAATTTGTATGAAGTGCGAGGAATCCAGACCGCTTACGGCTTTCCGTAAAGATGATAAATGTAAGGACGGACATCGCAACAGTTGTAAGGTTTGTCGTAAATTGGATCCGAGAATAGAGCCTAGTACTGTTACAGTAACAACTACGGCTACGGCAGCACCATCAGTAACAACTACGTTAGTGCCTTACTTTCAAACCGTGCTGGAGCAGGATCTTCCTGATCCTGAGCGACTACCTGCTGCCTACCTGAAGAGGTGTTCAGATTACTGGACAGACCTTGTAGGTGGTGAAGAACCTGCTAGGAGAATTCTTTGATGCCTAAGAAAAAATCCACTATTTCAGGTAAGTCTGAAATCGCTGCTATCGTAAACGACATCCACTTCGATTTACATGATCCTGCAACCTGGAGAGCCTTTATGTTGTGGGCAAAGGCTAATAAGCCAGACAAGATTGTGGTGTTGGGTGACTTCTTGGATTTGGGCATGGTATCCAGGTACAGCATGGGCAAGGATGATCCGCTGTTTGTTATACCTCAGATTGAATGTTTTGTGGCTGAAATGGCTGAGTTGGTCAAGTACACCAAGAAGCTCATCATTGTCGAAGGTAACCATGACGAACGTTGGGATAAGTACATCCTTGGTGAAAAGGGCTTTGCATTACGAGGTGCTCTAGGCCTCACCTTGAAGGATCAGTGCTACGCGCAGGGCCTCACCAGTAAGGCTGAGTGGGTCCGAGAGGATATAAAAGTTCGAGGTATACAGTGTGGTCCGTTCTTGCTCAGGCATGGCCACAATCAGTCCAGAGGATTTGGAGGAGGTGGCAAGCATCTTGCTGCCACTCGACTAGCAAGGTCTATGGGTGACAATGAAATCTTTGGTCACCATCACAGGGCACAGCTATACTGCCAGACAGCCGGAGGTAAGGTATCTATTGCTATATCTAATCCTTGTATGACTGGCGACCATAGTTACGATTACGATCCAAACTGGCAGCGAGGTTTTACAATCCTTGATTGCTACGGTCCTGGCAATAAGTACGCCACACCGCATCTAATCATTGTGCAAGAAGGCCATTTTTCGTATAATGGTGTGATTTACGACGGAAACGTTTAGAGGAGATAAACATGAGTAAAGTAACGAAGGTTAGAACCTCCATCACAATTGATCCAGCAGTTTTATTAGCTGCTAGGGAGATGGTAGCTGAACAGGACAGTGGCTATAAATCTATGGCTGCATATTTCGGAGAACTTGTTTTTAACGATTTGGGTTCTGATAGAATAAATTCAATTTCTGAATTGGCTATTGATAATTTAATTGAGAGTCAAAAGAAAAAGAAGATGGTAGTGTAATGGCTACCTATGAAGACTATATTGAGATCCTAGAGAATGCAGATCTCCCAGGGGATACAGCTGAGGCAGCGTGCACAGCTATTTCCTTTGCAGCATTTTTTCGTAATTTCTATGTCGTTACTGGCGTGCTGAACGAGGACGCTCCCATAGATTGCCAGGTTCTGGAAGATCTGGCAGAGGCTTTTCACGGTGAACTAGCAGCTGCAGCTATATTGTTATCTGAGGACTCATTCAAGGGTGTTCCTGAGCTTCTAAGAGGTTTGGAGAAAACTATTACTAATGATGATCCAAATGGTTTTGTTCCTGAGTATGTGTGCAAGGGTTTCGGTAGACTGGCTAGTAGGATTGAACAGGCTAGGGAAGAACGAGTTCAGGCCATGGTAGCTGTAAAAGCTGAAGAAACTGCTTGACAGATAGTTTGTAGGGTGACATACTAGAGAAGCTATGAGAATTCACTCACAGACAAGTTTTCGATCTCCTGCCCTCCCGAATAGCGGTGGGTTGGGTGGCGTCTCTGCCCCTTCCACGCCGACCCAGCCAGCTAGCATTAATAAGGAGTGGTATACCCATGATCTGAAAGGATCGGGTGGTGTGGAGATCTAACGTAAACTAAATAGTTTACATCCTCCTAAGGCCACCCTGGAAAATCTTCCTCGGTGGCCTTAATTTTTACTTGACTCGCACACGAAAACAGTCCATAACACAACACATGCCTCTATAGCCTAACGTGAAAAGCAGCCGGTTCTTACCCGGTCGATCTCAGTTCGATTCTGAGTGGAGGCACCAATTTTTAGGAAGGGATAAGATTATGGACATCGTAATTAGCAACGTACAAGCTTTTGAGTTAGGGTTCTTTTTTGCCATCGGATCCTCATTGTGGGGTCTTATCACAGGGATGGTAGTTATAGCGTTCACTGCGTTATTCAACAAGTAATTATTCTGGTATAGTGTAGCGGTAGCACGCAGGTCTCTGACACCTTTAGCCTTGGTTCGATCCCAAGTACCAGAACCAGTTTCTTTGACAATTTAATGGCACATTGAATGACGTGTGCTAAGTATGTGGTGGGCCACCAGCCTTAAGTGGTGGCACTTTTTCCAAGGTAGCATAACTGGGAATGCTTTCCGCTGTTAACGGAGAAGATACAGGATCGTACCCTGTCCTTGGAGCCATTTCTTTACAAGCTATGTTAATGTGTGATATACTGGTTCGTATGAGTAGACAATCTGAGGCAGTTAAAAAGTGGCGTAGAGACACAAAACAACGAATAGTGAATGCTTTTGGTGGTTCTTGTGCTATATGTGCTTACAAGAAGTGTTTGGCTTCATTAGCTCTCCACCATTTAGACCCAGCTGAGAAGGATTTTTCATTTGGAAGAATTAGAGCTAATCCGCGATCTTGGTTTAGAATGGTTAAGGAACTAAGAAAGTGTGTGTTGTTGTGTCATAATTGTCACGATGAAGTTCACGCCGGAGTTAGTGTGGTTCCAGCTAATGCACCTAGATTTAATGAAGAGTACGCCGACTATCAAAAGGTGCTAGCAGAGGCAAAGAGAGAAGCTAAAGTTAAGTTGTTCACACCTTGTCTTCAGTGTGGTGAAGACAAACCAAACCAGAATAAGTATTGTTCATCAGTCTGTTCTGGGAAAGCTGCATACAGAGTTGATTGGGATTCTATAGACTTGTTGAAGGAACTAGAAACTAAGTCTAAAATACAAGTTGCCGATGAACTAGGTATTAGTGATAGTGCTGTTGGGAAACGCTTAAGAAAGATTTTGGGATCGTAGCTAAATGGATTAAAGCAGCCGCCTTTTAAGCGGACGATTGTGGGTTCGAGTCCCTCCGGTCCTACCAATTTTATGCCACTAGTGTAATGTGGAGCACAAGTGATTCCAAACCACTTAGTTGGGGTTCAAATCCTCAGTGGCATGCCAATTTATCCTTGACAACCTTCCAACCCCTGGTATCTTACGGACACGAGGTAAGGGACATGATCAAGCTACTATTGTTTGCAGGTGCGGTACTAGGATGTCTAGTGATTGTACTCCAGGTCATTTGGCCCGCGATCATGAACAAGCCATTGTTTTCTTGGTTTCGTAAGAGAACTAGGCTTGACAACGCGAAAATACAGTTTAGAGTAGCGGAAGAAGAAGCAGAGGCAGAAGAACTAGAGGCTGACTTGTTTGATCAAGAACAAGAACGTCTAGACCAATTATTGAACAGTTAATGTATCATTTAGGAAGGGATAACGAAATGTCAGGAACTAGGATTTTTTCCATCGCAGCAGGCATTATGGGTCTGTTTATCGTAGCCATCAGTGCTACATCAATCATCGAGAATGTAGACTCTGGTGAGATTGTTGTCATTCAGGATGCTTGGGACGGAGACTTGACGGTCTATACCAAACCCGGCGTGGCTTGGCAGATGTTTGGAACGGTAACCACGTATCATCACTCCAACCAGTTCTGGTTTGAACCAGTTGCTGACGGAGATACGGATGACGGTGCAGCCCGACGTGGTTGCTTCAACA